TCTCCCTTCCCCCCGTACCCCCCCTTTCCTTCCCCATTAAACCCTTTCTTTATCCATTTATTCATATTCAATTTCAATTTCATTTTCAATTTCAGAGTTTGCCGGGCATTTTGCCGCGGCAAACTTTCCGGCAAAAAGTCACAGGAGGCCGCAACAAAACTGAAATCATAAAAAGGGGGAAAATCCAAATAAAGTTAGGTAACAAGCGGGTTTGCAGGAATATACAGGTAGTCTTTCGGCCCCTCTGTTTGGCCGTTTTGCGATTTTTGACTGCCAGCTGGCGGATGATTTTTGCTTGTGATTTATTGCATCAAAAACGCTCGTGTTTGCAGCAAAAATCACCACACTGTAACCGGCAAATGCTGAAACTTTGCTGGTTATTTTGCCGGTTATTTTGCCGCGGCAAAATAACCGGCAAAGTCATCGCAGCGGATTTTCTGCCTTCGGAGCCAGATGGATTTCAGCGCCAACTCAACGGCCTCGTTGTCTCCAGCGCCGACGACGTCAAGGGGGGTGTACCCCTCAAAAAATCTGCCATTGTAGAGGTTCCCGGCCAAGGCGACGAGGATACGCTCGCCGCTTGAGAGCGGCAGGGCCAGCATGGGGTCAAAGTTGAGCCAGCCGTAGTGGATGTGCTGCTCCACCCGCCCATAGACATCCGGGAGGCCGGTGAGTAGGAAGAGGCTGGCCCCAAAGTCCCCCTTCACCGCGCCATCGCCGTTGATCGCTCCGGCCGTATGGAGTGCGCTCTTAAACCGTTCGGCGTGTTCTTTGTCCTTGAAAATCATTGTAATACCTCCATATAGTTACCAAACATCTGCTCCTGCCTCTGGATATAGGCCTGCTCCCCGAAGCTGTCGATTTGGTTTTTGTGGGTGGCAAGCACAGCCACCCCTCCGTAGGCCTGTGTGATAAAGCCGTATTTTTCGGCCAACTCCATGACCTCTTTCCAATGGCTGTCCAGCTCTGCGAGCTTGTCCTTATTGACCGCCATGCCGTTCTCCCTCCGCAAGCCCTTTCATCAGCCGTAAGACGGTGTCTGCCTTGCGGAACGCTTCCACCAATTTGCCCTTCGTGATGTCCGCGCTGTCTGCCGTGGCGTACCCTGCGTAGGCCACCTGGGGGACCCCCTGCGGGGTGTAGAAGAAGCACATATCCAGCGTGTCGCAGTACATATAGCTGTTCTTGAAAACCATGGGAGAGGTCCCCTTAAAGCGCATGGCGATGCGCTCTGCCCATGTCTCCGCCTGCCGTTTGTTTGCTATCCAGCGGACATGAGCGGTCAGCCCCGCTTCGTGGCAGGCCGCAGTGATGAGTTTTTCCTGCTGTTCGGGTGTCATGTTCTTCTCCTTCCTATTCGTTCCACACAAAGGTCCCGGCGTAAACCTGGCCGCCGATGGTGTAGTGGTAGTAGTGGTGTCCCTCCGGTATCTGGTCTGCCGTGTGCTTGACAGGCACGAGCACAAGGGGTTGCTTGTCCGGGTAGACAACATACTCCCCCTTCGGGACGAGCCGCAGCATCCACGGCTCCGGCTTTTGGGCTGTGAGCGTCTTACCGTCAAAGCAGCTTTCCGCCGAAACAGGTAGCCTGGCAACGATGTCGAAAAGGCTGATCTGCTCAAACACCTCCAGTCTCCTTCTTCCTGGCCCTCCACGCCTTTTTTCCGGCCCACCTTGCTTTGCTCCAGGCCAGCATGATCTTTTCCCTGGCCGTTTGTTCGGCAAGTGGCAGAAGGGCACCCCACAGGGTATCGGCATATTGCGGGCTGTTCGCCACGATGAAGGAGTAGAGGAGGTCCCGATAGTCCTTCACAGCAAGGCGCAGCGGGTCTTTGTGGGTCGCATCCTCCAGGGTTTGGTAGAGCCAGCAGTCGAGGAGTTTGGCAAGCTGGTAGTGCCACGGCTGGACAGCAAAGCCGTGTTCTCGGTACTTTGGTCCATGGTGGACGATGTATTTGCTCACGTCGATGTCCGGGGCCTCCTCGTCCTCCGGCTCATCGTGGGCTGCGTAGCGCCCGTTGTAGGCCCTCACATTTACCGCATAGAGTCTGCGGTAAATTTCCTCGGCGGAGTAAAGAAAGGCTCTTCTGCACCCATCCAGTTCGTGGTAAAGGCTATCCGGGGCCTCAAACCCCCAATAGCCGTAATCGCAGTCGAGCCTGGCCTCGATGGCGTTTGCCAGCGCCGCCAGCGGCTCCGGGTTCATAACAAAGCAAGACATACTCATTATCCCCTATCCCAAATTTCTTTTTGTGCTTTCTCAAAGCCCCGCAGGAGCCTTTTGTCTGCCGCTACCTCCTGCGCCGTAAGACAAAGGGCATCCAGCGTGTCCTCACTTTCCCCGGTGTACCCGTACTCGTGGTTGTCCAGCTCGTAGAGGAACATCTCGTAGATGAATCCGTCCCCGGTCTTGTCCGCTTCGATGGCTGCCGCCAGCTCTGCGTCGTGGCGTTCCCTTGTCTGGTGGAGCAGGTCTGCGTCCTTTTTCTGAACATAGCCTCCGGCCCCGATGGAATAGATTTTTCCAGTGTCTTTTTCTGGATCGAGGCCCCAGCCCCGCATCATCTCGTCAAACTGCTTTTGGCTGAACGCAAACCCCAGGGGAAGGGCGTTAAACTCCTCCTGCTGGCGCTGGCGTAACTCCGCATACTTGTTCATGGTATATTCTCCTCTCATTGAAATTCTGTCATAGAGTTGATGACCTTCTTGATTCGGTCTTCGCTTACCCGGTAGGGTTGTTTACGCATTGTGTTGTCCAGCATGATTTGGGCATAGACCATCCGGGGCAGCTGGAAAAGGGCTACGCATTTGGGGTAGAGCCTTAACGCCTGCCGGCGGATTTCGAGGTCGATTTCGTCTTTACGTGTCATGGTCACCCTCCTCAAGGTACTTCTTCTTTATTGCTGCGTAGAGTTTCGGAAGTGCTGGCCCGCCCTCGGAATAGCCCCTCTCAATCTCTGTGCAGCGGTGTTTTGGGTAAGCTGGGTAGCCAAATTTCCAGGCGGTTTCGTTCCAGTCGAGGAGGAGGCTTCCATCGGGGCAGCGATAGACAATGTACTCCGCTTGACCTGCGCTATTGAAACCGTCATTGTATGTATGCCGCACCTCCATACTATTCCTCCTTTTCTCTTGGCCTGCCTATGGATTTAGGCTGCTTAACAAGGTGTTGAACACGATCCCATGTTGGATTGTCTATAATGGGCGGATGGGAGCCTCGAAACAGCTGGCCGCAATAGCTGTTGTAGCCAATGTAGATAGGGCGAGTAAGGATCGTCTTGATGTGTTCGGGCTTAAAAAATCTGCCCCGCTTTCCGGTGTAACCTTTTAGCCTACACAATTCCGCAACAGCAGAGAGGTTGCGGAATTTTAAGTAGCGGTCAAAGATGTAGCGGACACGCTCGGCCTCTGCCTCATTTATTTTTAGGCCATCTGCTCCGTCCAAATCATAACCCAAAACTTCGTGGGCAGTGCGCTTCCCTTGTGCGGCTCGTTCGGCCATGGCCGTCCTGACGCGTTCAGCGGTGATCTCCCTTTCCATTTGGGCGAAAATTCCCAAAAAGCCAATCATAGCCCTACCCATAGGGGTTGTAGTGTTAAACGCTTCTGTGTACGAGACCAGAGAAACGTTGTGACGCTGGAGCAGTTCCAGGATTTTGTATAGGTCGGCAACGCTCCTTGTAAGGCGAGACAGGGCCCAAACGAGGACTATATCAATGCCTCCTCCCTTTACCGCCTCCAACATCTCACGCATCGCAGGCCGGTGTGAAATATCCTTTCCACTGACGCCTTCGTCTGCATAGACACAGACGACCTCATAGTTGTGTAACGCGGCATAGTCTTCCAGCGTCTTGCGCTGGGCCGCCAGGGAATAGCCATTCTTGGCCTGGTCCAACGTGGAGACGCGGATATAGATAGCGACTTTCCGTGTCATTTTTGCGCCAGCAGCCGGCGGACGTCTTGGGGGTCCACGTTGCGGACGACACCGGCACAAAAAAGACCGTAGACGCCGGTTGTCTTGAACCGGATCAGAACACCGGAGGCGCCGGTTTTGGTGTTGCGGACAGCATGGGAGCCGATGACCTGGGAATTGGGCGGGATTTTGTACGCCCCAAGCATAAGTTGGGCCGGAAGATAAGACACATACTCTAACATAGTAACTTTCTCCTTTCATGTATGCCCTGCCATCATCAGGCCGGGTAGGGCGGCCCCCGGCGACGGGCTTGTGGCCCGTTTCGGCTGCGTCAGTTTTGGGTCGTAACAGTCCCGATTTTGTGAAGCCATTCCTTTGCTTTTGCGAAGTCTCCACGATTGAAATAGACGGTGGAAACGGCTGTGATAATTGCGCTATCGGCAACCGCATTGTGAGCGCCGGGGGCGCAGCTTTTGTGGAGGTCCGCCGTTGTTTCATCGCCATCAAAACAGAATGTAATGGTGTACTTGATGTTTGTCTCCTTCACTTTGACAATTTCAAGCCCATCAATAAGCCTGTCCTTCAAGACATCAAGCATGGTTTTCCCCATGGCAATCCCTTTCTCGCCTGCCTCATCAGCGCCAGGAGGCGATCTCCGGCGGACGCCCTACTGGGCGTTTCGGCTGTTTATACATCTGATGCGCTGGGAACCTTCCACCTGCCATCAAAAATCTGCTCGCAAGTGCCATCACGGTCATAGGTGTCTATCCGCACCCATCCGTTGTGCTGGAAGGTTCGGATGGTGATAGTGTCAGGGCAAATGGAAATCCAAATATCCTCACCGTTTTCGTTAGCGCCCAAAAACATAGACGTGCTGTCACCATATTCATCCATCATCTTGCACATTCCACTAAGGTCAGTGGGATCAAATTCGATTGTTTTCTCCATGGTTGTTACCCTTTCTCGCCTGCCATCATCAGCGCCGGGGAGGCGATTCCCGGCGGACACCCCAGAGGGTGTTTCGGCTCAATCTTTTTTTATCGGGAAATAGGCCATGATACTTGCTTCCAGACTTTCCGTCCACCCGCAAGGGTATGGGCGCATTGTGCCATCAGTAAAGGGAACAACGGCTGTCGCCTCTACTGCCAGCATCTCCTCAAAAGGGACCGGCACGCACCGGAAAGTTCTAATCTGGATTTCCTCGCATTCCATTGTCCCGTGCTTTTCATCGACTCCTCCGCGTTCAAATCTTTTGGCATTGTGGGCAAAAGCCAAATCGAACCCGGCAGCTTTCATGTGCTCTCGAACAGTCATTTCAATTCATCTCCTTATGGCCGGGGGGTTCTTTTCTCCCCGTCTTGCCGTTACAATTCCGTCTCAATCAGAGACATTATTTTCACGATTTTGATTTTATGTCTCTTTTAGAGGCATTTGGGGGCAAAAAAATTACTCGCCCCTTACACTGATAAGCCGCTCCAGAAGGGCTGTATAGTAGTCCAAACTGGATTTGGCTGCACGGTGTTCCTGGACTGCGCCCTGGAATGCTGCACCCCCAGGCTCCGCCGCCGCCTCTACAATCCGCTCTGCAGCGTTCTTAACCTCTGCTTCGAGAGCCAGCTGCTTTTCAGTAACGAGCTGGATAACAACGGTAAGGTCATCCGGGAGGAGGATGCAATCACGGAGGGCTGCGATTTCTGCGTCTTTCTCCTCTGCGATTGCGTGGTTTGCGGCGTGGGCTGCCTCCCAATCCTTCTGGCTCTCCGCAAGTTGTTCCTTCAGTTCCTCGATTTGGGCCTCCAGTTCCCCAACCTTTTCGGCTGCCGCATCGGCCAGCCGCTTTTGGGAGCAGCCCCAGTCGCATTCAATATTCTGCTCCGCATCCTCGAAACACCCCTCAAAGGCGGTGGCAAGATAACTTTGCGGCCCCAACTCCTCAACCATCCGCCGGATGGCCGCCAGCGCATTCCGTTCCTGCTGCTTAGTGGCGGGGGCGTCTTCCCGAATAAGCTCAATGTCGAAAATATCGGGGGCGGGGGTGCCATTTTCCTTGTAGCGGGCCTTGAACGTTTTTTGGGCGGCGGCCTCGGTGCGTTCCGTAATTAGGGTGTAGCTCATGTCTGTGCCGGGTGCGGCGTAAGAGATTTTGTATTCGTTCATAGTGTCTCCTCCTTTATCTGATTGCGAGAATGCCGAAGAAATTGTCCTTCTCGGAAATTTTTTCGATGAAATTCTCAAGCGCCTTATCGGTCTTGAAGGTTTTACGCTTTGTGACGATGCGGTCGTTACGGTCGATTTCCTGCCATGCAATCTCTCTCATTTCTGTTCCTTCCTTATCACTTTGTGTTAGGACGAGTGGTGCTTGACCCGTTCCTGTTTTATTCTTCGACACTTTTTGAGACATTATCCTGACTGTACCCCAATTATAGCCGCTATTTGGGGCAAAGTCAAGCACTATTTACAAAAATTTTATAAAAAATTGTAGAATAATTATATTTTAGGCTGTCGAGTTGTTTTTGAACAAAAAAAGAAAGCCCCCTCCCGTGGCTTCCCACGAGAGAGGGCTTATCGTTTGGTTTCAAAGATTTATAGAGATAGGGGGTTAGATTTTTTTGCAGGAGGCAAGGTCCACCCACCCGGCGCCAGATTTCAAGAGGCCCCAGCGGGAACCGTCTGGCCCTGTTGCCTCCTTGACGATGGTGTAGGCTCCGGCCTTATTCACCTGTCCGGTGACGGCGTTGGAGGCTGCGGGTCCCTTGCGGATAGCCACACCCTTCATGATCCGCACCAGGTAATTTACGCTCCCGGTAGTTGTACTGGGAGGAGGCTTTGCGCTGGCCCCGCCCATGTACCCGCCAACAAGCGTCTTGAAGGCTTTCCAGTTCTTAAGAGCAACGGCAGGGCTGTTACTCCCAAAGATGTATACCGGACACCACTTCTTGTTGAGGACCATGGTGGTGGACTGTTCGTCCACATCCGCCTTTTTTTTGCCCGCCGCCTTTGCCACCCAGTAGGTGTGGGTGTAAAGGCGATCCGTGCCTTGGCCGTAAATGTCCAGCAGCCCGGCGGCCAGCCGAGCTGCGTTTTCTTTTGCCTTGGCGTCGTGGGTGGGGCTTTCGCCCATAATGACCTCGATTGCTGTGGTGGTCATGTTTCCACCGTCCCGGACCACGCCATCTCCGGCGTGCCAGCCGACCTCCGCCTTGCCGATGGGGTCACCGGAAAACATTCCGGTCCCGGCCCGGAGAAGCTGCCACGCCCCCGTGTCATCCGTGTAGAAGTGGACCCTGGTGGTCCCCATGTTCTCGTTAAATGTGGCGCGGACATACTGCTCCCCGTCATCATGCACATTGGCAAGGTCGGCGGTGTTGTGGATGGTAACTCCCTGTGACCTTCCGGTTCCGCAGAGCAGGCCGCCGTTTTTGTACGGGTCTCCGGTGCGGTACCCGGCTTTTCTCGCCTTGGCCCCGTCCTTCCAGCGGGTTCCGTCCGGTAGCAACTTGACCCGAACCAGAACACCGTTTAAGGTGTAGGTATAATCAGGTGTCAGCAGAGCCATAACCGTTCCCTCCCTCCACCAGACCTTTCACCGCCGCATTGTTCTGGAGCATACTCCGCATTTCCTCCAAAGCATCATCGACCATATCACTGAACTGGTCAAAGGAAACAACCCGGACCAGCCATGGGAACCGCATCACAAACAGATCATAAACTTGCCGGAGTTTCAACTGGCCGGTTCCGCCGCCGAGTTCCTTCTCTGCACCAGTTACGGCCCACAAAAGCCATTCCCGGACCTTTGCCAGCTGCTCCTCCCTGGGCAGGCCAAGGTAGCGGTAAACCGCCACCGCTGCCATGACCAAAACGGCGGTAACGACCAAAATGATGTACCAGTTGTTGATGATAAATTCCACCTATTACCCCTCCGTCTCTGTATTATCGTTTTCCTGTTCAACCTGGACGCCGAAGGGGTTTCCATCGGCGTCCAGGCCATGTCGATTGCGACTGACCTTCTCGGCGGTACTCTTAGCTGCATAGGTCACAAGATACCCTATACAGCCGGTAAAAATGGTGGTGGTGATGCCCTCTGCCGTTTCCAGTCCTCGAAAGGCCAGTGCATAAGAGGCCACCGCCGCCGCCGTGGCAATTATCACGCACCAAGCGGCCAGCCGCTTAGAAAATTCCTGCGGGGGGCGCACGCGCTTTTTCATACCTCACACCCTTTCTTATACCTGTAAAAAATCGTGCTTTTTCAGCCGGTCCTTGTAGGTGCTGCGGATGTTGTCTATGGCAAGCACAGCCCGATTGTTTGGGTACTCCGGGTGTGTCCTGCAATATTCTTCATAGGCATCAATATCTCCAAGGGCCTCCACAAACTCCTCCTTGGTATGCCCGATCTCCCGCAACAGCTCATTGTTGAAGTGCAGGATACGGGTCCTGTGGCCGTCTGCTGTCCGCCGGTCATCCATGGTGATATGCTCGTCCAGTTGTTTCTCCACTTCCCCCAGCTTTTTCAGCACTTCACTGTTGACTGCCCGGCCAACTTTCCGGGCCGCCCAGGACAAGGGATTTATTTTAATGGGGGTAATTTGCACCAGGGACATAAGCCCAAAGAGCAGACTGCCCCCTCCCAAAAGGACTTCCCAGATAATCTTTATAACGCCCATAGGCATCTCCTTTCTCTTTTACACGTTCAAGTCCCCGACCAGTTCCCGCAAACGATTCCGGGCTGCAAGGGCTTCTTCCTCCTCGACCTGCGCCCCAAACTGTTCAAGGACATATCGCTGGGCCAAGATCACTGCGGCCTGCCGCTTGCATATGTCAGACAGTTCCGCTATGAGTTCCATGTTGGTCATGTCTGGCCTTCTTTCGCCGCAGCCTTGGCGGCACGGGCCGCCGTGACCGCCGTTTTCACGTCCTCGGCGAAACGGAAAAACGCCTCGTACTCCTCCGGCTTCTGGTCCTTCTGCCGCAGGATGGCAATCTGGTCGTCGATGCTGTACTTTGCCCTGATGACGCTGGCGATTTCCTGTTCCCGGCTTACCTGCATACTGGCGGTGCCCATCCGCTCGTCCATGACACTCTCATTTGCCTTTGCTTCCATTGTTTTTTCCTGCCTTTCGTTTTTTCTTTTTCAGTTTACATACCGGCGGATCGGTCCCCATCAACTCCCGGAACAGCTTATCCATCCGCTGGATCGCTTTCCCGCCGCCCCGGTGGAGGGCATAGCCCTTCCAAGAACCGTGGGCGATCGACACATCTTCGACGGTCATTTCTCCCGCCGCAACTTTGGCGGCAAACTTTTTCAGCCGCCGCCGCTGGCGGGTGATGCTTTCCCGGCACATCCGGCGCTCCACCTTGCCGGTTTCCGTCAGGTAATGCTTCGCCTTTAGGAATTTGATCCCCTGCCGAATGGGGATGATCCTGGTCTTTTTTCGGTTTACTGTGATCCCCAGTCTGTCGCAAAACGCTACAACATGGTCCATCGCCTCCCTTGCCTCCTGCTTTGTGCAGAACAGCATATAGCCATCGTCCATATACCGGGCGTACCAGCGCACCCGGAGGACCTGCTTGATGTAGTGGTCCAGGCTGTTGGGGTAGCTGACCGCCGTTATCTGCGACACCTGGCTGCCCAGCCCCAGGCTTTTCCCGCTGTACTCTCCTCGTTCCCTGGGGTCCACCCGTTTCCAATCGCTATTGAAAACCTTGTACCCAAATGGGACCACGAAACTCTCCAGTAGGCCCACGATCCGGTCATCCCGGAACGCCCGCCGGTAGATGCCAAAGCACTCCTTGTGCAGAATGGAATCAAAGTACCCGGAGAAATCGAAAAGAACGGCCCAGCCTTCGTTGCTGAAACCGTTCTTCCGGTAATACTGCTGGAGGTGGGCCGTTAGCCGGTCCATGCTCCAGTCCACACCCTTGCCCTCCAGGCAGGCCCCATTGTCATAGATAAGGCTGCGGGACAGTATGGGGACCAAAGCGTTGTCGCAGGTACTTCGCTGGGCCACCCGTTCGGTATAGTGGACACTGCGGATATGGCGCTTTTTACCGCGTTCTATGGTATCAAATTCTACAAATCCCCTGGTTATATCCTCTCCTGCCAGGAGTTTCTTCCTGGTCTCCTCCAGGTTGCGGAGGAGGTTCATTTGGTATCGCTGTACGCTGGCTTTCCACGATACGTTTCGCATGGATATACGGTTTGCCCGGTACAGGGCCTTGTAACTGGCGATGCTCTCCAGCCGGTCACACTCCCCATATTGGGCCTGTTTCTTCCGTTCTCTGGCGGCTTTCCGGCGCTGGTATCTCGCCTCTCTCCGCCGCTCTAACGATGTCATAGATGGCCTCCCTTTACCGCAAAGGACACTGTACGACAGGCCCGCCCCGCCGGGTCGCCACTCCCAACAGGCCGGGTGCGTCTTTTTAACAGCCGCTTAGTGATACCGGGCATGGAACCAGTATGGACACACAGACATACCGGCCAGGCACGATAGCGTCCACCCGATCACATCAGCGCCTTCCGGCGTTTATTTTCAATTTACCCTTGGTTTTATCCTTGGAACGGTCATGCACTCCTTCCAAAAAAAATAAAAAATGGCACGGCTTTCGGCACCCCTTTTGGGGGCTTACTCGGTCTGGCCCAGCCCGTAGGGACGGGCTGCCTTGGAATCACAGGGGCACGTAGATCCCCGCCCTGGTGGCTACGTTGTTGTTGGCGTTGCCGTTGTTGTTGGCAATACAGAAGTTAGTGGTCGACTGCCGCTGGGCGGACGCCTCCCACCAGTTGCACCGGGAACCACGACGTTTTACAGCGCATAACCGATGGGGATTTCTCCCCTTTATTTTTCTTCTTTCCGGTATTTCTCCAGGAATTTGTTATCTGCCTTCCGCCAGCCTCGCAGGAGGGATACCTCCTTCACCAGTAGTTCTGTTACCGGCTGGAATTTGTCCGGGTTTATGGACAGGGTATCAAGCATATACTGGAGCAGCTGCAAAATCTGCTCCACCGTAATGATGGCCTGGGTCTGGTAGTCCCGGCGGCGTTCTGCCTCCCGGAGGGATTGCGGGTAGATGGTATTCGCCGCCGTGATGTAGTCGATCAGTTTGATGACCTTCTCCACCATAGGGAAAGTAAAAACCGGGCGCCACCGCTTCGGGACGATTTTTTCATCCATCACGAACCTGGTCAGTTCCTTTCTGGCCAACGCAGCTGTGTGGTAAAATTCCAGTTGGCTCTCTCCGCGTTTGTTTTTGAGTACGCTCACTCTTTTCCCCCTTCCTGTCCCGGACCATCCCGCCCCACATGGGGGCGGGATGTACCAGATTACCCGATTCGGAAGCACAGGGGCACGTAGATCCCCGCCCTGGCGGCTACGTTGCCGCCGGCGCCGCCGTAGCCGTCGGCAATACAGAAGTGAGTGGTCGACTGCCGCTGGGCGGACGCCTCCCACCAGGCGCACCAGGAACCACCGTTCCCCGCACCCTTGATGATGTGCTTGGCCCCGCCGTAGAAGATGGGGTACTGGAGATTGCAGCCGCCCCCTCCGGTCCAGCCTGCATCGCCATCGGACCAGAAGGTATTGCCAAAAACCTCAACCTCGGTGGGGAGCCACAGCTTGCCCATGTTGTTCCAGTCCCAGCCGGTGCTTGCTTCCAGCGCCCCCGCCTCCGAATAGCGTCTTTCCAGCAGGGCGGTCTTGGGGATGATAAGGGGCTTTAAGTCCGCGGGCAGGGTGGCAAACACCCCTGTTACCTCGTCGTTGAGCGTCTGGAACAGTTTGGAGGCTCGCCAGGGGTTAGGCTCCTCCTTGGTCCCGTTGTTGACGTTGGTGTCGTTCATCACCTTTGCCCCGGCCAGACAGTCCCGGCTGATGAAATCCACATGGTGGCCGATCATAGTCGGGTATCCGCACTTGTAGTAGTGGCCGATGCCCGCTGCCTCTATGACCACGACCTCGCCGGTGGTCAGGGTGATGGTCTTGTAGTCCCCGATATGGATGCCCCGCGTATTCCCGGCCCGGATGCGGTTCTGGAGTTCAGACCAGCTTTCGGTTATTTCCTTCCCGTAGGGGACGCCGCCGCTCAAAAAAGTTTCCTTGAAAAACTCGATGGCAGCAGAAAGGGGGACCAGTCCGGTCCCCCTTTCCGGGTCATCCGCCAGCAGCCTCTCCATCCCCGTCAGGTTGGAAAGAGCCTGGAGTTCGCTCGTTTTAATGTTCATGGTGTATCCTCCTTATATTTTCTTAACGGCAACGATAGCCGTTCCGTCCTGTGTGGTGATGGCCTCCCCGGTGTTGGTTGCCAGGTTGGCGGTGACTTCGCCCTGCATGACAGCTGCAACAAATTTCTCCATTTCCTTATCAAGCATAACAGCAACAAGGCTACGCACGTTTCCCTCGGTGACAAAGGCATCTGGATCAATCGCAGCTGTTACGCGGTCAATTTGGTCTACTGCCGCAATCAGGTCAAATGTCGCCAGCTTTCCGACCGCTGCGCTGGCCGGGCGGATGCGCTCTGGTTCGTTCTCAAGCACAAGGTAGGTATACGGCACTTCGCCTTCGTCCGGGTCTTCGGCGTAGAGCATAACGCCCGTTGCAAAAAAACCTTCTGCCACGTCCGAGCTATTGATTTGTACCGATACTTGGCATTCCCCGTCCACCGGGTTCCCAATCGCAGAAATTTTTGCGTCCATAACGCACCCTGCGGGCTCCGTCATGGTTTGGGGGGTCATCCCCTCCGGGATGGCTCCCCTGCCAACGGCTGCCCGTGTGTAGTGCATTTGGCAGCGCCCAGCCAATACTTTTGCTATCAGCGCCCGGCCCGTTGTAGAACTGTAGCTTCCATCTTCAAATTTAGGCATTTTCGCTGTCCTCCTTTATCAGTTTCGACTTGATTTTTACTCTGGAAAAAGCGGCGCAAGCACCACTCCTGCGGCCCGTAAAGGTCTGCTTTCCATGGGCCGGTCCTCCTTCGACGTCGGACATCAAGTAGCCGCCACGGGCTATGCAGAGTGTTTGACGGACGCTCCTTACTCCCGGTGCAAACTCGCCTGTTAGACGTGTGTGGGTCGCCCCTCCGTAGCCTACCCGGAGCTGCTGGCGGAAAGTCCGCTTTGTCCTCACCTGCATATCAACCGCAAGGTGCGCCGGAATGCGGCGACAAAGGGTGTCCAGCAGGTTTGTCTCCCCAAACACTTCCCCTTCGATTCCGACGGATATTACCCCCAGCTTAAAGTCGATCTCTACCGGGTTTTCCGTGTAGTTTGCTATGATCTCCCTGATTTCCTGCTCTCCAATGTGACCATTTCCACACAGTCTTCCGATAACAATGCGTTTCCTCTGATCGAGTGTAAGCTGCTCGGTGTAGCTGATACGGAGGATTCCTTCCCACTCTTTAATCGTCTCTGCGTCTGCGTCTGCGATAAAATTGTTGAGAAATACTCTCTCCACACCTGCTTCCAACCCGTCCGCTATCCTACCAAATGCTTTGAGGATTTCTACCATCTCAAAAACACCCCGGTAAAATCGCGGGTAGTAGGTCAGTAACTCCTCATAACTGCCTGCATAGTACCTGCTGTAGAATTTCATGCGATTTCCACCCCCCGCAGTACCGGCACATCCTCCTCTCCTGCAGCGACATTGTGGGTATCGCCATTGAGCCGGAGGTCGCTATAGTCCACAAGGCTTTCTACCTGGCTCAAAATCGCACCAACCGCAGAAATTCGCACAACGGCATTTTCGCCTTCCCCCGCATTCAGCGCCAACTCCTTGAGGTATTTTTCAATCGCCTCCGCTGCGGCCTGCTGCACGGCTTCTTTTGTGGCCCCGTCTGCCAGTTCCGCGCCGAACGCGACGGTGATTTCCAGCGCCTCTGCGGCAACCGCCGTAAAGTGCGCCCCTATGTTTGCTACCCCATTTCCAAGGCCGTCCCCTACGTTGTATGTCTTGCCCTCTACCGTGGCCGTGAGGCCCTTTCTCGCCGGGTCGATATATTCCTGTACTTCCGCCACTTTCGCAACTCCACAGGGCTTTCCTACCGGGTCTATCAGCACTCCCTTAACGGTGTTCGGACCGTTCCAAAGTGGGATAATTCGCGCCCGGCCCACACCGTCTATGCTTTCACACCACGTTTTGTAATGTTGCCTGTTCCCATTCTCTGCTGGCCCCGATATTTTCTCGATCACCCGGTTCCGCAGGCTTTCGTCGTCCTCGTCGTCGCTCCCGTTCTCGTAGATTGGTCCAAATGTCGCTGAGGCGAGGCCATCGACATTGTTCACCGGGACCGCCGGGGTGCCTGCATAGATGTCGTTCCCGTTCTCTCCTGCAACCTCTGCCTCAAAATAGTAAATCCCTGTTCCGGCTTCGATTTTAAGGACAAAATAGGCTCCATCATAATAAAAGCGTTCTCCCGCCCGCGGAATAGTACCGCTAAACTCTGCACGATACTTTGCCTTTGTCGCAGCCAACCGCGTCACGCCATACTCTCTTGCCTTAGCGTCCAGCGCCTCGCCTGTGGCCGTCGTCAATCGCGTCATTTCGGACACAACATCGAGGTCGGTGTATAGCTTCGCAACTTTGAGCAGCACACCAGAGACAGCATCAAAAAAGATGCTGCCCTGCCGGGTGTCGATCCCCTCTGGTGCGTTGTTCAACACCTCGTTCAAAAGTCTTTCGTATGTATAGCCCTCGAACATTATTAAATCACCTCCTCTACCTCGGTCGCTCCGAAAATGGTTTCCGCCAAAAAGGAGATATGCGCTGCATCTCCCTCGAAATCTATTGCAAAATCCGAGATAGATAATATGCGCGTGTCCGGGCGCAGTGCGTCTCTTACAAAACCCTCCAGCGTAGCCTCTATGTAATCCCTTGTCGCATCCTTTGCGGTGACTGCGGCCTCCGCCTCGTTCCCGTACTGGTGGTTGTAGATCAAACACTTAAAACGTGGCGTAATAATCGCTTTGTGTATCGCCTGGTTTACTGCGGCAATACCGTCCACCTTACCAACGATCCTGCCCTTTTCAAGATCGAGGCGGTATGTTTTGGACGGGAGTTCCGCTGCATCTGTAATCGTCTCAACGGGGATCGGGATAAACGTTTCCATGCCTACACCACCCTATCCAGGACATAATATTGTTTGCCACGATTAAAGGCCAGGAGATGGACCTTATCCCCGGCCAGTAATCCATTGTGTATCCGTATTTTTTTCCGCCCCTCCACAGTGTGGTCGTGCCCGGCTGTTTCCTCTGTCTGCCATTCTATAGTGGCCTCGGTATCGTAATCAGTGAGGTGTTTTGGGACATAGACATTGTGCGGCCCCACCGTCAACTTAGCGTCTCCTGCAACCAGGATTTTAAGGGGGGATGCCGATGTTACAACCCCTTGCAACACCTGCACTCCATTACCTGCAAGGCCCTGGAAAAGTGCCTTGAGGCTTGTTCCTCCGGCTTCATTTGTCATAACCGTTACCCCCTAACTAAATGATCCGTCGTCCACCCACCCATACACCCAGGAGCTGCTATCCGTGTGGATAAGATGCCACGGGTGCTTTGCGCCCTTGGCGATAAGGGTGATCTTGGCCGGGCCTGCTTTTGGATTTCCCGCTGGGCTGCCTGCTGTACTGCTGATGTAGTGCGGACCGCCGTGAAATTGCACAATGTCTCCCACCTTGTATTCCTTTTCCTCCTCGCCCTTTTTCTTCTTGTCAAGGTCGGTTGCATAGTTGAGGGTAAGTGACATGGTGTGTTTTCCATCCTCGAAGATATGGGTGTCTTCGTCAACATAAAATGTTCGGGACAACCCCAATTCCGGGATAATGACATAGACCCCTATCCCGGAGATGACCTCCGGGATTCCGACCGCCTCCAGGCTCAAAGACCGCTTTGGGGTGCTTTTTTCGTTCAGGATACTTTCTATCAGGTCATCAACCTGCGCCTTGGAGAGACTTTCGTCCGGCTGTTCGACCCCCTGGAGGATACCCACCTTTTTTTCCAGTGATGGCAGGCTCTTTTCCGCAAGGGTCGTCCCTTCTCTGGAGATGATTTTTACGCGGGTTTTGATAGCCTCAATATTTCGGCTGTATGTATAGCTGGTAAGGTTCGCTCCAGTCTCAATGACCCATTGGAGGATATTTTCTCTGCGGGTGAGGAGGCTCAATTTACCCTTAGAGCTTGACACATAATGCCGTATACCTGTGGCGCCAAAGTCAAGGCTCATAGCGTCTGCTATTGCATCAAAAGCAGTGGTTTTTGCCTTGGTAAGCTCTGGAATCCTGTAGCTGCATTCCGAGACCTCTCCGACCGGCATCCCGAACCGCTTGCAGCAGTCCCGAAATATATCACTTGCGGTTTTGTTTTCATAAACAAAGGTATCCTTGTTGTTGGCAAGGTATATCCCGTTATCGTAGGCCGTGAAGGTGAGTTTCTTTTTGCTGTTCTGTGCCTGGGACATTATGATCCCGCGGAAAAGTTCTTCTCCGTTATAGCAGAAAATGCACTGGCATCCCTGCTCCACCTCGATTTCACTTCGGGCGTGCTGATACCCATCGTCGTCTATCAGTGTCGCAGACAATGTTCTTGCGGAGGAGCCTTTTCGCCCATGCCATTTGACCCTCTCAACAAGTTGAGAGATTTCTTCGGCCTGACCTCCTTTGAGGACAATGAGGCTGATTTCGTCCATATTTTCCCTCCGCCTTTATGGTATTTCCAGCACATCTCCAGGCCAAATCATGTTCGGCCCACCGCGGTGTGGGGCGATGACTGCCCTGTTTGCTTCGGATATTTTTTTGTACTGCGATCCATCCCCATAAAATTTTTGGGCAATCGCCCAAAGGCAGTCACCTTTAACGACGGTGTATGTCTTTGGTTGCACCGTATTGTCTACCCGTGGCTCTTCTTTCTGGACAGTGGCCGTCGCCTTTTGAATATCCACCTCGACCTGCCGCACCGCAATCTCCCTATACTCCTTTAAGGTGATACTGTACTGGTAGGTTCCGGGGTCTCCGCCCTCCTCCGAGTAGGTAAAGTCCTCGATTGCAACATAGAGATTCACGCCGCAGGCTGTCGCGATGAAATGCACCGGCTTTTTACTGGCTTTCCAGCTGTTGATCCTTTCAATAAGTGTCAGCGGCTTCGTGAGGCTGCCAACCTGCACCCCCGGAAATCTGGTGGCCGGGAAAAAACTGGAAAAAGAGAATTGCAGGGCCGGGCGGCTCCGCATAATGACGATCTCTCCCAGCCCTACAATATCCACACTACTGTTGCTACTTCCGTTTTTTGTTTTGAAGGACGACGGGAGGACGGGGAGTTGAATTTTTTCCTTTTCCGCATTGAATGTCAACCACATCTGATATTTAGTATTCATACGCAAACTCCCCCTCCTCGTAAATTTCGCTCTGGATTATACCCATCAGAACCGGCTTGAGATGGTCTTGCAGGATGTCCAGAATGGTTTCCTTGTCTGCCTTGCCGTCCCCGGACACCTCAATGGCTCCGCTGCCAGCGATCTCCAGCAGAATCCGCCGCACCTGCTCTCCGGCTGTTTTTCGGTCGCTGCCGCTATCGCCGCCAGAAAAGATTTGTAGCGGCTGCTGCTTGCTGTTGAGCGCCGCAATAAGGCGGTCTGTTTCTTGTGCCGGAAATACTGTGCTGCCCTGCTCGCCAATAATAAGTTCTGGGCCATCGTCCCCTGCAATAAACGCATCTGCACTGTTCGTGGTCCCGTTGGCATATGCGTCCACTTTCTGCAAAATAAGTTCCGGGCCATCCTCACCAGCGACAAAGGCGCTCTCTGCATCAGTGGTGCCGTTTGCGTGGGCGGGGATGACACTGGAACCTACCCCTATATTGACACCCGTGTTCGATTTAGAAAGTGCTGCCGCAACGGCACTGGCGACCTCCTGGGCTGCCGCAACGGCGTTTGCTTTTCCTTCCCGAATCTGGTTTACGTAGGCGGTGATGGTTTCCATCGCGCTGGCCGCTGCTTCATCGCTAAGGTTCATCCCCTCAACGGTGTCCTTCATCTCCTGCTCAATAGCGTCCAGTTGCCCGGAGAATCCGGTCTGCCAGTCCGCTGTCATCGCAGCAGCCTCCTGTTGCCGGGCATTGACCTCGCCGACCGTATTGGCAAGAGCCGCAACCGCCTCCGTGTTGCCATGTTGGATAGCCGCAACCATGCTTGCCGCCAGCCCCGCAGCCTGTTCGCTCCCGTCTTGAGCGTAGGCCATCAGTGCTTCGTAGTTTTCCTGGGTGACACCAAGGTCATCCGCCGAAGTGTTTTTCAGCACCTCAACATTGGCGAGATAGTTGTCCCAGTAGGTAAGCTGACTGTCAAGGGCGGCTTGTGCGTTAGTGACAGTGGATTCCATGTCTGCCTGCGCTTTGTCGAATAGGCCAAACTGTCCCTCAAAACTCTCCAGCGCCGCCTGGTAGGCCTCCTCGTAGGCCAAACACAACTCCTCGACCTTTTCCCTAACTCCATCGTAGGCCAGCGACACGGCCTCCTGGTAAGCGACAGGCCCCTCTGCGGCCTTTGCCTCCGCCTCCGCCACATCGGCCCACCCCTGCTCGATCTCGGCAATAAGGGCGTTGTTTTTCGCTTCCGCCGCCTGCAGCTGTTCCAGGGCGTCCTTGTAGGCCATAAGGTCGGCGGCGCTGCTCCAGTTGGTCATTTGCTCCTGTTCGAGCCGCACATTTTCCGTAGCTTTGGCGATTTCTTCCTCCAGCTCCGCCTGCTTTTGCAGAGCCTCCACATAGCTCTCCCGCGCCTGCTGCTGGCGCTGCTCTTCCGCCTCCTGTTCGCAGGCCCGTTTCATGGCGGCGACATAATCCTCGGTGCTAAGGGCAGCGCCCTCCATTTGCGCCGCCAGCTCCGGGTAGGACTGGGATAGTTTTTTCGTGACCGCTTCAAGCTGCATCTCCTGGGCAGCGGTGAGGTTGGCCTGCATAGACAGGTCTTCGTATTTCTGGATAAGGGCCAGTGCCCCGACCTCTTGAGTATGGATTTCACCCAAGGTACTTTCAAAGGCGGCGGAGATTTTTGCTGCACTATCGCACAGCGCATCCACCTCGGCGCAAAATTCCTCTACGGTCTGCCTATTTGCCTCAAAGGCCGCCGACAGGTCCTCTACCTGGTATTTGAGCCGCAGCGCCTCTTCCGAGGTTTCCCCATACTGCTCGCAGGCTTTTTCGTACTCTGCGTTGAGGTCCTGCAACTCGTAATATTGCTGCCGGGTGACCGCTGTCATCCCCTTTGTTTCGTCCTGGCTATCCTCGCTCATGGCGATAAAAGCAGCGGTTGCAGCGGTGAGCGCCGTGATGCCCAAGGCAACCCAGCCAATCGGGCCAAGGGCAAGATTGAGGGATACCCCAAAAGCGACAATGGCCGGGATCGCCCCGGATGTTGCCACCGTAACGCCGACCAGGGCCACTGCGGTCACGCCAAGGCCGACTGCGGTTGCCGTAATCGCCTTGGCGACGAGGGGGTGTTCCTGCACGAAGTCCGACATGAAGTTGAGGACATTCGTCCCAAGGCCATAGAGTTTTTCAACGAGCGGGTTTACTTGCTGCCCAATGGCGATTTGCAGGTTTGCCGCCGAGTTTGTAAGCTCCTCCTGCGCGTGGGCGGTCGTGTCGGTCATGGTGTTGTAGGCAGATTCTGTCGCGCCAACCGAGTTTTGCATGGCATCAAGGGTCATATTGAATTGCTCTGCCCCTGCGTTGTAGAGCGACAGAGCACCGACCCCGGCCTCCGAACTACTCCAAAGCTCGTTGAACGCCCCGGCGTTGCCGTTTACACTGTCCCCCAGCACCGCAAGGACATCCCCAAGAGAATATCCCCGCTCCATGAGCTGTGCGAACGATGCCCCGGTCTGCTCTTTAAGAACAGTGCTTACCGTGCTGCTGCTTTTTCCAAGCTCTGTGAGCATGGCCTTGAGGTATGTACCAGCCTCCGCTGTTGCAATACCACCCTTGGTGAGCTCGGCGTAGGCCGCCGACAGGTTGTCCATCTGGACCCCGTAGGCAGAGGCAAGGGGGATGACCTTGCCTACCGAAGACGCCAGCTGGTCAACACTGGTCTTGCCGAGGTTCTGTGTCGTAATCAGCATATCGGAAATGTTCGTCGCCTGGTCCGCTTCGAGTTTGTATGCGTTTAGAGCGGTCGTCAGCACATCCACGGATGTTGCGGAAGTGGTAAATCCGCCCGCTGCCAGCTTGGTCGCAGTAGCCGTGAAGTTTACCGCCTCCGCCGTGTTTACGCTTGCAGAAATCGCTTGATAGGTCGCCTCCGAAAGGCTGTTCACCCCAATCCCCGTTGCCTTGGATAGCTTCATAATGTCTGCTGTCATCTCTGGCAGGGAGTTTTGGGACAGGTCTGCCACGGTGGATATTTTCATGGCTGCGGTCTCAAAGTTTGCGGCCGCAGCCGAGGCGTCGAGGAAACTGTTGGCGATTTTCGTCACGGCAGCTACGATGCCCGCCGCCGCAAGGGCCTTGGAAAGCGTTTCCGCTGCCCTTTCTCCCCGTTCGCTGCTTTCTTCCGATTTTCTGGCCGCCTCTTCGGTGCTTTTTCCAAGCTCTTCATTTGCATCTGTCGCCCTTTCGGCTGCCTTCGATAATCCGTCTACGGTGGCGGAATAGTCCTCGTAACTGTCCGCAAGAGAAGAGGAGGAGGTAGCCGCTTTTTCTGCTGCGTCCGCAAAGTCATCTATGGATGTCGCCACCCCATCTACGCTTGATACCGCAGAACTGGCCCCACCCACCATTTCATCAAAGGTCATGCTTGCGGCATCTCCGGCCCGTTCAAGCTGGTCGGTCATCGACAATCCTGCTCGTGCGATTTTTTCGATACTGGCGCTGATCCTATCCTCTGCGCTAAATTTTGCGGTCATGTTCGGCATATCTTTTCTCCCCCCTCTGCGAGGTGTTTATGTAGAATCGCCCCGGAATGGGACGCTGTTTTCGTGTTTAAGTATCTTTTGTCCCTTATTGCGGCAACCGCTTTCTTTTTTCTTTGTTCCTGCTATAATTAGGCCCAAAGGGGTGGTTTTGTGGCTGTTTGGCTGTGTCGTGCAGGTAGGATCGGTGAGCATGAGGCCCGTTTCTTTGAAGATAATAAAATCTACTACACATTTGAGGAGGTGTCGCTCCCGCTCTCCTCTTTTGGTTCCCTGCGGGATTTACAGGAATATTTCCTGCGGGTGATCCCATCCCTAAAGAGAAATTCTGCTTCAAATTTTGCTGGACAGGGAAACACATTCTGCAACAAAATGGAGGCAGGGGATTGGGTCATCACTCCGTCTAAAACCTCGCCCGGCCTGTTGCATATTGCGGAAATTCTCGGCGACTACGCTTTTGACGAAAATGCAGAAGGAGCCTACCGGCATTCTCGCACTGTAAAATGGTTTGCGAAGATGCACCGTGAACAATTTGACCAGGACATTCAATCATCCTTTGGTGCGCTTATGACGATTTGTAAAATTCAACAGGAAGGGCGCGTGAGGCAGACAGTTTCGTCTTTTTTAAGTAGTGCAGATTGCACAAGCATTTTACCCCCCACCCCCCCGATTTGGCACTTTTGTCTCTTGACACAATTTCGGACTATATTATCCAGAATTATAAGGGGCACGGTCTCGCCCGCCTCATTGAAGCCATCCTAAAGGCAAAGGGCTTCACTGTTTTTCGGAGCCCAAAAGGGGCCGACCACGGTGTGGACCTTTTGGCCTCCTCCGGCAGCCTTGGGTTTACCTCCCCAAAAATCTGTGTGCAGGTGAAATCCACCGAAGACGCAATCGAGCGCATGGTTTTGGATCAGCTTGTTGGTACGATGGCTCATGTTGGAGCAGAATACGGCCTACTGGTTTCCTGGGGTGGTTTTCGCAGTTCAATAATCCGGGACATCCCCACGCAGTTTTTTAAGGTCCGTCTTTGGTCTCGCATTGATATTCTGAATGAGTTTTTGGAAAATTACGACCGCCTGGATGACGATATCAAACAGGAGATTCCCTTAAAGCGCATTTGGGTACTTGATACCAATTACGATGCCGAAGGGTAAAAGGAGCAGCCGCACGGCTTGTGTTGTGCGGCTGCTCCTTTTACTTTGCCCTTGCACGGAGCGTGTCGTGTCGCACCGGCCTCTCGTCCTCCACAAGTTCCGACGCGATGTAAAGGAGTTGCATTTCTCTTGGCATATGGTAAAAGTCCTCCATTCGGAGGTTATGCCTTTGCCACAAGACGCTGGCCCAATATCCGTCGGTCCCTGGGGAGGTTACGAGTTTTTTGCCGCCTCAAGCTCCTCCTCGTCGTTGACCGCGCTTGCAAGCCCCAGGGCCTGCATGACGATTTTGGAAACATACTGGTACTCGTCCGCCCGGCAAAACACCTTGAGCGGCATATCCGTGACATCCACACAGCCATAGTAGGCCATCAACTCCGGGTCAGCAAGGTCCGGGAATTTCAGCGCCTCCACAATAAGGTGCCGGGAGGCTCTGGCGCTGTCCTTCTCGGTCTTCCACACAATCTCTCCCATAGCAATAAGAGGGTTGCCCTTTTTATCGGTCGCCATGCTGCGTTTGCGGTAGGCCTCATTGATTTGGTTGATCCGCTCCTGGGAGAGGACCCTGACCTCGAAGGGGATGGGCTTGCCGTCCTCGCCCCGGAAGCTGTCCAGCCCCGGCGCAGTCACGACCTCCGGCTCCAGGCTCCGCATAAAATATTTGAGGTTTTTCTTGCTGTCAGCCATAACAAATGCTCCTTTCAATTATACAGCGGCCCTCGCCAATAGAAGAGGGCCGCTTTGTCTGGTCTTACAGAATGTCCTTGGCGTTGAAGGAGATTGCATCCTCCACCACATTACCGCCACTGTCAAGCATGGTGAGGGGCAGGTCCCCGGTGAGGACACAGCCGACACAAGTCACGGTGTTGGTGCCGAACTGCTTGTAGTAGTCGCTGTTCTTGTCCTCCATGATACCCTGGATGGTCATTTCCGGGGTCTCGTGGCTCTGCTGATACTCCTTGATCTTCTCCTCCAGCCACTTGGAGGAGCGCCGCCGGGTGATGGTTCCGGTAATAGCATACCCCAACCAACGGCTGCTGGGGGTCAATTCCCCAAGCTGCCGCCCCGACCAAACGTCCGGGGTCATTTTGATCTCGCACTTGATGCTGTCTGCGATCTCTACCCCGTCCAGGAAGACATGGCCCTCGCGGAGCGAAATAGGCGCGTGATTGTGTTCCATAATTCAACCCCCCTTATCTTGTGGTAATGGTGAAATACAGCTTTTCGGCGCTGTCTACGGCCTGCAGCCCTACGTTGAAGTGGGTTTCGTCGTCCACGCTGCTCTCCCGGTCCACGAGAAAGTCTTCGTCGTAGGACACGTTTTTAATAGCCTCTGCATCCTCAAACAGGCGGAGGATGGTTTTGCCGATCCCCTCCATAATGTCCCAGCCCCTCGCGTTGTTGTTGAACTTGTTGGGCGGAAAGTTGAGTTGCACAGCTTCCTGGAACGTATCGTACACCCGGATAACCCGGTTCTTGCGGTAGCTTTTGTCTTTCTTGTCCGCAAACGTGGTGAGGCTGTTGATGTCGTACTCGACGACAATCTCCCTGTCCTCGTTGACGGAGAAGAAAAACTCGCCCGCATTGATGGCTGCGATGGCCTCCTCGTTGCTCTTGGGGTCTACAACCGTAGTGGCCCCATCGTACTGCTTGTGGGTGAGGCTTTCGGTGTTGGCGGCTCCAGCTGTTGCTCCAGCCACCCACGCACAGGCCTCGGCACGGGTCAGGTCATCACCATCAAGAGAAACGCTGTTGGTAACATTGATGACCCCCTCGTAGTCCATACCACCTGCGTCCGGCATGACGACCTGCACGCCCTTTCCCATGCTTTCCCGCATATACTTGATCTTGGTGAGCGCCGCCTGCTTGATGTTCTGCGCCCCCTCGCCGTTGAAGGGGAAACAGACGGTATGGAATTTGACAGTCTCCCAAGCGTCGATGAACGCTGTGATGTCTGTATTGGTGGCTTCTGCGTCACTGCCGCCAGCAAGATTTTTGCCCGCTGCCTCGCCCAGCTTTCCGGTGCCGGTGAAGGTGACATAGGGGTTGTCCAGAGCGATAAGCTCCTCCACGGTGTTCAGCCCCTCGTACTCTGTGACTTTTCCCCCGGCCAGGTGGATAATGACATCAAAGCCGCCCAGCGGGTTGGCGTCCAGCGTAACGGTAAAGGCGTTCCCGCGGCTGCCGCCATGCTTTGCCGTGGCGGTGAGGATGTTTGCGGCCGCCGCGCTGTCCCCCTCCGCAGGAATGCTCATGCTGATCTCTGCCGTTGCCTTTTCCCCTTCTGTGAGGATGTAGATATAGACAGTGACGGCCCGCTTGAACGCCTCCCGGATAAGGAGCATCTGGCGGTTGGGGTCGTTGTCGTAGATGCTGTACCCCAGTGTCGCGGCCTCCGCATCCGGGCTTGCGTTTGTCAGCCGGATGAACCGCTTTGCCGGGCCATAGGATGCCTTTGCCAGAGGCACAATGACCGTGCCTCTGGCCCCTGCGCTGATGATGCTGGGGTTCCTGCCGCTCTCGAAATTGATATAGGTCCCCGGACGGACCTTGCCGACCGATTTGTCGAACCTGCCTCCGGCCATCTTACTTCACTCCCTTCTTCTTCCAGTTTTCGATGTGCGCCCGCAGTTCTTCGACGGTGTACTTGCCCGTCATGCCGTAGGTCGCCCCATCGAAGGTGCTGGTCGAAATGTCGAAAAGGTTGCGGCAATTCTGCCGCAGCCTCTCCAGTGTGTACTTCGCCGCGGAAGTCCCGGCGCTGGCCGGGGTCTCCGCCTCTTTGGGCTTGCTTACCATGTTGTGATCCTCCTTACTCCGGCTGCCTGCCGGTATCCTGTGTTGGGATAGCATAACGCTCCAGCGCCTCTGCGTATGCGTCAGAAATCGTCTTGCCCGACCGCATGAACACATCGAGGCTGAATGTCTGTGCAGGCACTACAGCCTCCATCGTGTCGTTATAGGGCCTGCGGCTCCGCCAGCCTATTGTGAGTTGGGCCGCCCCATCATCCAGCACTTTCAGCTTTGGGTCTTTCACCCGCACCCACTCCCCAACAATCACCGAACCGTCCTGCTCAATGAGCGGTATAAGGTTTCGTGCCGCCCGTATCGCTTGCACGACGGCGTTGCCAGCGGAGTAAGCCCCCTGTCCGGTCCGGTGGAATAGTTTGATGTACCACGCAAAATCGGTCCAGTAGGTAAGAAACGTCTCACCCCCTGTGGTCAACTCCGGGGGAGGGAAGTAGGCCGCCGGAACGGAAAAGTGTTGAGGCACATTCCAATAATATGGGGCTGGCCCTCCGGCATTGTTGAGAACATACCTGATGATGCTTGCCATTTCCTGCTCAAGCAAATCCTCACCTCCTTATCCGCCAAAGTATTTGTCGAGCCAGTCCTGGAGTTTGGCCTCTGCGCTCTCATAGAATATTTTTTCGTATATTCGGAGGGCGCTCTCGAAATAGTGCGCCCCTTCCACCCAATGCTGTTTCAGCAGCATCCCTGTCTTTGCGGTGGGGTCGTAGATGAAGCGGTGCCCCTGCCAATAGCCAGGGACCCAGCGGCGTTCTACGCCCTTGGTGTTTGTCCAATGGCCGTCGTTCACGTACCCGGCGTAATTCAGGTTTGTCCCGATTTCCAACGTTAGGCCACCGTCGGTCAACTCCCACACATTCCCGTCGTTGCCTCTCTCGAAACTGGCAAGGAGAAGCCTGCTGTCCATGACCTGCCGCCGCACAATCTCGTCCTGGACGACCCGCAGAAAGTCGAAACCTACCCCTTCAAGGTACAGTTCCATCTCCTTGCGAAAATCGCCCTTGGCGGCCCGCTCCAGCCTCCCGAAAAACTCTCTGTACTCACTCATATCAAACTCGACCGAGGCCATTACAGGTGTCGCTCCTCTCCAACCTTCTTGACATAGACGAAAATGTGGTGGCTGCGCACATCGACGGGCTGCTCCGCTGTGTATTCCAGCCCGGTCTTGCAGTCCACGATCCTGTCATTCAGCCGTACATCCGTCCTGGCAGGGAGGGTGAGTTTGATTTTTGCGTCCATGAGGTTTGCCGGGGTCGTCTGGGTAATGGCGATGCTTGCGGACTTAACCCCGAAATGGCAACTCTGTCCGGCGATGTCCGGCGTCTTTGGGTAGCTGAAAGTAGGGGAGGAGGGGAGGCCGTAGCCGGGGCTGGCCACCCCCTCCTGGGCGTGGTAGATGTCGCAGCTATGGTTGAGTAGCTGTTCTAAACTCATGCCCTTTCCCTCCTTCACAGTTTTCGCATCCGAAGTGTCACCCCGTTGTGCGGCTCCGCTGCAACGAATCCATCAAGCAAGGCCGCAAGGTCGAGGTCCTGCACCATCGCAGAAAACGAAGAATCCCCCACAGAGTAGGCGTAGTCATCGAAGGTCTCCGACTTGAATGCCCCTCCCTTGGTGGTTTTCAGCAGGTTTGCGTGGGAAGCATACGCCTCCGCCAGCAGAATGACAGCGGTTTTTACCGGGGGAGGAATTTCCTCGTAGTCCTCAAACTTATTATGGGTGTAGGTGACAACATACTGCTCTGCCCGCGCGATGTCTACCGCAAGCCGGGTGTCGCTCCGCTGCTGCACCGCTCCCATCTCCGAGTATTCCCGGACCTCTTCCGGGGACACCCACGGCCTGTTTGCCATACCGCACCTCCTGGATCAGTTCTCCTCGCCGTAGTCCGGCAGGTTCTCGCCGTTCGCATCTACGGCGATCTCCTCACCTACGATGGCCTCAATGATCTGCGCCTTTTTGAGGCCTTTGGTCTCGATGCCCATGTCCTCGGCGAACCGTTTGAGGTCGTCCGCTTTCATGTCCTCCAGCTGCTCCCGGTCCAGGTGGCCGGTGATGGTCGGGCCGCCGTCCGCTCCTCCTTTGTCATCAGCGATGAGGCGGAAATAGCCGGAGGCCACCGCCGCATCGGCGGTGGCCTTGTCCTCCACGAGTACATCCGGTTTTTCCCTGGTAGCGTTTACGACGCCACAGTAGGAGCGGCCCTTGCAAAGTATAAGATGATACATCGTTACTCCTCCTTACTTGAGGCCCTTGATGATGGCCGTTGCGTCTGTCTCCTCGATGATGGGGTCGTAGTCCAGGTGGACGACATAGAAGCGTTTATCCTGCATGATGGCCTCCTTGCCCTCAATGGTCTTGCGAATTTTGATGCTGTAGGTGTTGACGACAATGAGGTTCTTGGGGTCGGTCAGAAGGATGGTTGCATCGTCCAGGGAGGGGCATACGATAGTGGGGATGCTGGCGGGGGATTTGTAAACGCTCTCCGGCACAGCGCCGCCCTTCCCGATGACCTGGTTCAGCAGATACAGCTCCCACTCCTGCGCCCGGCGGGGAGACATGAGCCAACGGAGTTTACCGTTGTTGTATTTGTTGGGGAGCTGGGCCAGAGCCTTGTAGAAAATATCAAGGCTCATCCCGGTTGCGCTGCTGGCATCGTAGACATGACCGTTAGTGGAAATCTGCTTGATCCAGCCATCGTTGATGTAGATGAAGTCGTGGTCAGGGTCGGTAGTCTCGACAGCCTCATCGCCGTTGAGGTAAATGTCCTCAAGGTCAATGCCCAACTGGGTCGTCATGAGGTTTGTGACGATGGTCTCGAAGTTCTGACCCTCAATGTTCTCCCGCAGGGTCTCTTCGGTGATCTCCCAGGGCAGCCGGACGGCGGTTGTGGCATACTCGATCTGGCTGGTGTCCACGCTGGCGCGGTAGCCGTCGTCGGTGTTCTCCACCTTTTTGCGGAGAATCCGGCGGGCAATACCGATCTTATCGACCTCGCCGGTCTTGGCGACACGCATCTCGTGACGAATCAGGGGGCCGAGGTTGGTGGCCTCAAAGGTCTGCTGAATAAACCTCCGGGCCTGCTCCGGGTTAAGCAGACCGCCGCCGGAGAGCGAGGTCGTCTGGATGGACGCTTTGCGGATGATGCTGCTGTTGTCGTTTCCCATGGTGTGTTATCCTCCTATTCGTTCTATTAGAGAAGCCCGTGGAGATAGTGCGGCTCCTCCGCAGACTTCTCCACCGTTCCGTCACCGCCGAGGTTGCTGGGGAGGCCCCGGCTTTTCAGCACAGGCTCGACAGCCTTGGCGACGGCGGCCTCAATCATGCCTGCCACCTGTTCGGCGGTGACGGTCTCCTGCTTGGGCTGCATGGCCTTTTCGATGGCGCTGGCGACCATCTTCTCGATGGCCTCCGGGGTGATGGCGGTATCGGGAGCGGGGCCGCCCTCGCTCCCGGCCTTGGCAACGGTCTCCAGGGTGGTGGCCGGGGTGGTCTCCACGTTCTGCACCTGCCCCTGCGCCGCCCCCAGCGCCTTGGTGATGGCCGCCTCCACGACCTGTTCAACTTCCTGCTTAGTCACTTCTTTGTCCTCCTTCTTGGATTTGGTGTTGTCGTCCGACTTCTCCCCGGTGCCCTCCGGCTCCGGGTCGTCGAACTCCTTGAGGAACGCTCCAAGACTTTCGTGAATGCCTGCGAGCGTTTCCCGGTTTTTGGCGCTCATTTTCTTCCCGGCCTTTTCTACGGGCAGGTCGTCAATGATCGCCTTGGTGATGCTCTGGCCGCCAGTGAGAATGCTGGTGATGATACCGCCGAAGTCCTCAAGGCACTCACGCACCTTGCCCTCGTCCGATTCATACCGCCAGCGGCCAGTGATGGGGTCGTAGGCGTATAAAACCTCCTCAAGGGAGTTAAAAGCGTTCCAAAAGAGCGAACCTTTGCTGCGCTCCTCGTAAAGCTCCGCCATAGCTCCCTTCTCCACCACTTTGAAGCCAAACGCTTCCGCTAACTGCTTGAATAGCCCTTTCTTCCCGCTGGAATCCTGCTTTGTTACGTCGTCCAATTCTACGTCCTCCTCGCTGTAGTTTCCCATGCCGCCCATGCTAAAGCCTGTGATGTCGCCCTTTTCGATGCTCTCCCACACGCTCGCGTCGGTCACTTCGACGGTCATAAGCCAGGTGCCCTTCTTGACTGCCTCTCCGCCGATGTCAAAGTCTGCTTTCGCAATCCACGTTTCCACGACGGTCGCGCCCTCAAGCGGCTCGAAGCTGTGCTGCAAATCCACCTTGTCGCCGTTCTTGGCGAAGTAGTAGGCGGCTTTGGTGATTTCCGCCTCGGTCATGTAGTTGCCGTGGCTGTCCTCCGTCATGGGTTCATAGACA